CCTCCCCCCATCAATCCACAATCCTGCCACACCATGCTTTAAAGCGTTCTCAGCGAACGTACCGTCAAGCGGTTTCATGGCAAGGATTATCGGTTCATAGGCTGGCTTTAGGGCTGTGCCGTAGCCGTTCCAGGTTTGGGCTTCGGGGGTTGCGGGGGTAGTAAGGTTGTAGTGTATTGCTTTGCTTTTACCCTTAGTCCATGCGTGATCTGTTTTCCTGCTTTGTGGCCCCAAATTTCCATCAGCAATACCGCTTGCATGTTCAGAAATTCCAATGACCTCCCTCTCAATCCCCGCCGCCCTATCAATGCCTTTTGAGATATTATGACTTTTAGGAAACCCACTCCCATAAATCCACATCAGGCAATCCCGAATTTCCCATCCGGCATCCTCGATAGCGCACATCAGCCTGTGGTGAGTACGAGTCCCGCCAAAAGCCAAAAGGAAAGCACCTGGTTTTGACACCCTCAAAACCTCTTTCCATGTATCAATCTGAAATGCAACACCAGAAGCATCCCACTTTCTGCCCATAAAACCAAGTTCATAGGGCGGATCCGTGACAATACCAGTGAAATAATTATCCGGAAATGTCGGCATAATATCATTACAATTTCCTTGATAAAGAGTCCCGAGTAGTGAATTATAATCTGGATCCATTATTACCTCACCCTCCAACAATACTTCCTCTCACACGGCAATCCGTTACAGCAGCGACCATCTTTAAAACACGGACATTTGGGATTAGGAAATTTCATGGGGTTTTTTTGCCATGTTTCCAGCTAATTAAAAAAATGCTGAATCTGTGAATTTTCTACACCATACAAAGTATATACTAAATAACCTAAATATACGTACACACGATCTTAAATAAACTAAATAACACCATACTATACGTATATGCTTGTGTCAAGTGAATAATGTGTGTAAGGTATTTAAGGGCGATTTGAAAATTTAAACCCGAGAAATACCACCACCAGACCACAAAACGTCTATAAACGTCCTATCCCCGCGATGCCAGCGGTTATGGTCGCCCTGGTTACGAAATACCATCAAGTTATTAGGATCATTATTATTACAGTTTCCATCTTCGTGATGAACAACCTCACCCTCAACCAGATAATAACCGCAATCACGAACAGACTTACGAGCCATCCGCATGCCGTAAACAGACCGAATATACTCTGGATTCTCAAGATGCTTCCAGTAATGCTCCTTACAACAATAATGATTCCGGGTACGCAAAAACACAGAGCGAGTCTTTAAAAAATTCTTCCCACAGGACGGTAACGCGCATTTCGCGGCCTTACGGGTATCAGAGGTCTGGATACCGCTTCGATTCAAAAACCGCAAGACAGAACGACCGGTAACAATACCCCCCGTTAAAACAGCTATCTTGTCCCCTGAATAGCCCTCGTCCCATAATTCAATTATCTTGTCACCTATAACGGAATCCTTAATCTTATCAACCATATTACCCTCCTTTTTAAAGAAGAATAACACACCAATGACGCAAAGTCAACGTCTAATATCGTAAAAGACCTTTTTAGGGGAACTTGAAATCTACTACTATTGGTTTTTGGTATAGGTATACGTATATCCGAAGGGGGGTTTTGCCGGGGTGGGGGGGTCTGTTTTGGTAATGTCTTATAATGTATGGCCGATAACATGTATTATGGTGGCTTTATAATGAAGCGTAATCAATATAACTATCTAACATCACACAGTTATTAAAACCGTCATAAGTTTACACTTAATTACGGTCCATAGATGCACTGTTCATAGGGCTCTATGATCCAGTCTTATCCTCGATCTGTCCAGCCGGCAGCACTGGCGTGACGTCAATAGCCTTCCTGGACTCTTCAGCCTCAAGCCTCTGTTGCTCCCAATCTGCAATTGTTTCGGGTTCCTTTGGAAAATCAGTTAGTTTGGTCTCAATAGGACCACCACCAGGGCCGGAGTGTTCGCGCTTCTCCGGAGCATTCATTCCACGGACCTTTAAAGCCATATCAAGAGTCTTGCGCTGCGTCTCAATGGCCTCCACTTCAACCTCTTTGACCAATATATCAACCACTTGACCCTTTTCGTCTTTAACTGGAGCATGAAAGAACTTGGTTTGCTTTGCATCGATCAGGGATCTCAGCTTGAGTTTCAGGAAATTCTCAGACAATCCGGTCTCATCGAGCCATAATTCTATTTTGTCCGATAGGATTGTGAAGTTTTGACATCCGATATTTCTAAAGGAATCATTTGACTTTGCATTATATTTTGCAGCGATAGCGGAAGCGGTTGAATTTAAGAAGGTGACACTACTTGACTCATTAAGATAGTGCTTGAGCCACACATGGCGCTTTGTAGCTTTGTTTATCCTTCGTTTTTTTTTTTGACTGGGAGATTTTTAGATTTATCCGGGTTTGATTTGGTTACGATGGCAGGTGAGTTTTGCATTTTGTTTAGTTTCCTGATTTAGTGGCGCTAGATTGCTCTGTGTTAGTTCTTTGTTTGAAGGGATAATAGTAAGTATGGGTGAGATGGAACTCTTTCTTATAATGGTGTTTGATATGTTTAGCGATAGTTTGAAAGAATCTTTTTAAATGGATTGATTTTTGTATTTTAGGTCTGGCGTCCATGATGATTAAATGATTAGCATAATGGTTTAGTGAATGTCAATGATATTTTAAGGGTTGTGTAAGGTTGTATAAGGTTTGAAAGGTTGAATAAAAATGTTGAAAATAAATATATTTTTAATTGGGTGATTTAATGGTGTTTTATTGGATGGTTGAAATTAATTGCAATAAAAGTGTATTTATTTTGTATTTTATGCTTGACACGGTATATTTAATGATTTATATTCAATCATACTGTAAAAAGTACATTAGATATTAACCCTTAATAAACGGAGATCATAACATGGCAATTTATTCAAGATTTGGAATAGAGGTTAAAATAGTCAACTACTGCCAGAAAAGCAGTATGGTAGAAGTGCAAGACGTTGAAGATGGTGAAAAATATAAGGAGATCCACATAGCTGAACTAAAGGCTGATGGTGGAATTCATGAAATTCAAGACGCCATCCATGCAGTTGTATATTAATCTTTTAGTTTTACCCTTGATTACGATTGAGGGTAAACCGGATTGATTAACCTATAATATAAAGGAGATGTGAAATATGGAATTAAGGCACAATTTAGGCAATAGGTTTTGGCACAAGCTTGACAGGTTGCCAGAAACAGAAGGGGATTTAAAACATCTTGTTAAATTATTTCCTCAAGCTGTTGTCACCAGGAAATCAAACGATAAAGCCATATTGTTAAGTGAGGCAAAACTTAAAAATCTTCACTGGTATAAATAAAAGGAGCTAAAGCCATGAAAGCTAACTGGACAAATCGCAAAAAGGTCTTGGATAAGCGGGAGTTAAACCATTTGCACAAGGATGCTGGTTGCCGGACAAAGGCACAATTCCAAAACAATATTAACCAGCACCACAAATGGAGAAAAGAAAATCCCGGCAATCCTGATCCTTGCTTAGAATGCTTGTGGATTGCATCTAAGCTCAATATGTTGCCAGCCTAACTCCAAACCATAGCCGCTTAAGCTACCATCAAGCGGTTATGCTGGGGAGTTAAATAATAGGATTGAAACATTATGAACATTAAAATCAAACCGTCTGAATTGCCAATTATGCCCGATTATTTATTGCCGGAAAACTTTAACCGTAAACAGATAAACGCCGGGATTAAAAATGCAGGGCAGGCGGTCAAGAAGAAAGCTAAAAACAAAAAGAAGCGCAAAGCAACACGAAGACAAAAACGCAAAAATAGATAGTTTGGAGTTAATCAATTAAAAGGAGGGTTTACACTATGAAAAACAATTTGCCAAAATTCAGGAGTTACGGAAATTATTCAAGCGACAATTACGGCGTTAATTCATTGGTTTTTGAATTACCCAGCATTTCAATTTACTTTAGCTATGAGACACCGGTTGCTTTTGAATCAATCAAAACGGGTTTGATTATCCGCGAAAATGACTGGGGGCCGACTACCGGGAAACATTTAAACTGGATAGATTCAGACAAATCAAAAAGGGTTTCCGGTGATGAGTTTGAAAAGAAATTGGCAGAGGCCAGCAGATAAACCCTAACGTCCTGAGTATGACAATAAAAGGCTCGAAAGGCTGATACAATGACACCAAGTGAATTAAAATATCAAGTTGAGCAGTCGGGGAGCAATCCGTATTTTTTCACCCGCAAGACTATGAAATTTTTCGGAGATACCATGAGAAATTATGGGGTCCGGTCAAATGGCAATAGTTGGGAGCTGTATCGGAAACGACCGGTTAAACATGGATTGAACTCATCGGCACACTTTGACAAAAAGACTTTTGAGCGTGTCCATGATGCCTAAAACCTGCCCAAACTGCGTACACATGCCGGAGTTCAATAGTCGCTCCGGTGTGTGTCAAAAATTTAGAGATAGCTTTATAGTGAGGGATCTCACCCTTGCTAAACAATGTATTTATTACCGGGAAACCGGAAAGGATTGAATCATGGAATGGACGGAAACAAGGATATATAAAAATTTTGAGGATGTAGCTTACCGTATGGCTATTTATAAAAAAGGTGGTGATGAGGTTTGCTCAAAAAAAATGATGGGAGCAGATCCCGCCGGGCAAAAAGACTTCAGGCTAATCGCGGCGGCACCGGATCTGCTGGAAGCTTTGCAACACTTATGTAAAACCGTAAGGCCATATATAATGAGCCTTAAGGTCAGGAGAGGGTTTAGCGAAAAAGTAGCATTGACCGAAGCAGAGAAAGCAATCGTAAAAACTAAATGCTGAACCGTCTACTTTATCCCCTGGTTTATGATCAGGGGATAACGCAAACGATTAACCGATCAGAGGAAAAATGGAGAATTCAAACAAAAAAACAGGAACATCAAAGCTTAGAGAATTACAAGCTTTACCGCTTGATGAAAAAATAAAGTTATCTATAGACGCTGTTAAATGTTGGCATGAGGCCTGGTCCGGTGATGTTTATATTAGTTTTTCAGGCGGCAAAGATTCAACGGTATTAAAACATTTGGTTCTGTCTCTTTTTCCTGATATTCTTTCGGTCTTTGTCAATACTGGCTTGGAATTCCCTGAAATTGTTAGCTTTGTAAAAACACATGATAATGTAAAAATTATAAGGCCAAAAATGCCATTTCATAAAGTTATTGAAAAATGGGGTTATCCTGTAATTTCTAAGCGGACAGCTCAATATATTCATGAAGTTAAAAACGCAAAAGGAAACACAGCCACGAAGCGGTTAAGATTGACCGGTATTAAAACAGACGGCCGGTTTTTCCAAATGTCTATGATTCCTAAAAAATGGCAGTATCTTTGCGATGCACCCTTTAAGATTTCTCATCGATGTTGTTTCGAGTTGAAAAAGAAACCCTTTGCGCTCATTGAAAAAGACTTAACTGCCTTCACCGGCATGATGGCAGGAGACGGAAACCAGCGCGAAATGACCTACTTGCAGCATGGTGGGTGTAATCAATATGAGATCCGCATCCCAAAATCAAACCCTTTGGCTTTTTGGATAGAAGCCGACATTTGGGAATATATCAAGCGTTTTGATGTGCCATACTCGAGCGTTTACGACATGGGATACGAGCGTACAGGCTGTGTTTTTTGCTTATTTGGAGTCCACCTGGAACACCAAAAAACCGGAACAAACCGGATTATACGGTTAAAAAAGACACACCCTAAGCTTTGGAAATACTGTGTTTATAAGCTTGGGATCGGCCGGGTCATGGATTATATCCATATACCTTATGAAGACAGACAGCTTAAACTTTTTTAAAAGGAGGAACCATGCAAGAATTCACAGTCATAGGATTTTGGGAAGATACCGGGCAAAGGTTTGCCGATTTTATCAGGGCCGAAAGTGCGGACCAGGCCGAAGGGTTGGTAGCGGACAAACAAGGCCCGGAAACATCGGCCCCAATAGTGGTAGCTGTTATCAAGGGTTATCACAAACCGAAAGAAACGGCAGTACATATAATCGGAACAACAAGGGGGATACCCTACACTCTTTCAGAAGTAAGAAAGGTGGTCGAAACGCAGCGCATGGATCCTTATCACAAAGAGTTGATGTCGTGGCTTTGTGATGAGATAGACAAAAATAACGCAAACCCTTGATTATTGGTAAAGCCTTGGACATGCGCCAGGGGGAGAAAATTGATTACAGGGGCATATAGAAGGATAAATATCATGAAAAAGCCAAAAAGAAGGCGTAAAAGCGAAAGACGAAGGTTTTACGACCTGGACAACAGAACCGTTAAAGAGGGAATTGAACGGAGAAAGGTAAAAAGGCGAAATGAAGAAACCAATTAATACTAAAGAAGCGGCCAAGATCCTGGGGGTTATTCCCCGAAGAGTAACGGCTATGATTACAGCCGGAAGACTGAAAGCAAGAAAGCATGGGCGTGACTGGCTAATCGAACACGCCGACCTTGAGCCTGTTATGGTACGCAAACCTGGCCGGCCGGCAAAAGCAGATTAACCACCCAAAAATAAAGCCCCCAGCATGAACGCTGGGGGCTTTAACCATCCAGTTGCAATTTCAGTATATAATCAAACTCACAGCCCCGAAGGGCTTAGCAAGGCCCCGGCTTGATATGGGAGGCCGATTATTGACAGTGGGCGGTTTCCGCTACTCCGGTCATATATTTTATTTAATTTGTGCCCGGCGCTAAGGATATCTAAGAAGATCCGGCCGGAAAGTCTTTCGATCATGGTATTATACTTTTTGCTCAATTCGATGATGAATGCCCACAGGGTCGGCAAAGTGCAGGTTTTAAGCCGTGTGCCACCCCCGACCAGATATTGAAAAACCGGCTCGAAAATCATCATGATCAGCATGACAAAAAGCGATACAAACATTGAAAATAAATTCGATAAAGTACGGTAAAGCATCTTGTTCCTCCTTTTCAGTATATCCTCTAACGTTTCATAAAAAGCCATAACACGGCATGGCCATACAATCAACCATTTTCTTCTTTAAAAACACTATCCGGCATGTTCTCATAATCCGGAAATATAATATCAAAGAAATGCAGTAGAAACAGCACGAACAGCAAGCCGACAAAGAACAGCAGCCACAAAAGCCTGAGCGTCCAGAGTGTTATATCCATTACTTTTCCTCGATCTTAAACGGATATAACGACTCAACAATCTTCTTTTTAGTAATATACATGGCGGTTCTCTTTCCTTTGGTGTCAACGACATGAACCGTTCCGTCCATGTGGAATTCAACAAAATCAGCTCGGTATTTTACGTTCCCCGGTAGATGTATCGGAACTTCCATCCAAAAAAAAGACACAATGCCGGCCCTAACTTTCAGCTTAAGCTCATCGTAATACCGCGCCTGCTTCTTGCTGGGAAATTTTATACCATCCCTGATCGTCTGGACAGCTCCGAATTTGTGCCTTGGCTTAAATTGTTTCATTTTTTAAGGTGTAAATATATAATAACAGCAATAAAAACAAGTGTTATGCCTAATAGTATGTTGCCAAACACAGTTAATGTCATTATGCCCCGCTTTCTTTGGTTAATAGTTTGGTTCATATGCTAAATTTTTAAATGTAGTTGTTTTTTTATTCCAGTGAAGTTTTGCCATACCAGTAGGCCCGTTGCGCTGTTTTGCTATATTAAACTCGGCAATACTCTTGTTCGGGTTGTTTTCATCGTCGTTATAAACTTCATCTCGATACAGAAATGCTATAATATCGGCATCCTGTTCGATATTACCAGAGTCGCGCAAGTCTGACAGCCGTGGTTTTTTATCGGTTCGCTTTTCCAGTTCCCGGTTTAGTTGTGATAATAAAATCACAGGCACTTCTAGTTCCTTCGCAAGCGCCTTTAATCCGGCCGTAATAGAGCCAATTTCACGATCCCGGGTGGAACCCTTATCCCCCTGGACAAGCTGAAGGTGGTCAATAATAAATAGTTTAATCCCTTCTTTTTTCTTTATTTCCCATGCTCTCCTGCGGATCTCATTGTAATGAAGAGAAGCAGAATCATCAAGAAATACAGGCCATGTGGTTATTTTACCCAATGCCTCTGTGATTTTAAACCAATCATCTTGTTTGAAATTGCCAGATCTAAATCTTTGGGAATTAACTCCGCTTTCCCCCGCTGTCTGTCTTGCGTAAAGTTGACGTTTAGACATTTCTAAGGAAAATATCGCCACGGGAACACCTTTTTCTCCTAAATATCCAGCTATATTAATCGCCAACGCTGTTTTTCCCATGCTCGGCCTTGCTGCGATGACAATTAGGTCTGTGTCTTGAAGGCCGCACGTTATTGAATCAACCACATGAAATCCTGTTGCCAATCCGGTAATTTTCTCTTTCTGGTTGGATATTTCTTCATAATGATCTACTTCTGAGTTTGTTAATTCTCCATATGAAACAAACGTACCACCGGCCCCAGTATCGATTTCGCTTATTTGCTTTTGGGTTTGATCGATTATAGACTCGATATTTTCCTGATCTTCAAAACATTGCCTGGCAGTATTGTGTGATATTTCAATCATTTTTCTTAGGGCATATTTGTCTCTGATTATTTGGATGTGATGTTTAATATTATGACTTATAGGGATCTCGTCTACTAATCTTGCTAAATAGGTGGCTCCACCAATTTCTTCTAACTGTTTCAGTTCTCTAAGTTTTGTCGAAACCTCCACTAAACCTGGCGCAATATCTTTGTTTAATAATTCAAGAATAACGGTATATATCTTTTGGTGAGCAGTTTTATAAAAATGCTCTGGTAATAATTGTAGTGCAATATCGTCTGTATAACCCAAAAGACATGAGGCTAATATTGATACCTCAACGTCTAAATCTTGTGGCGGTACATGGTTAGTTATCATATAATTCATCCACGTTTTCTGGAGTTATTTCTTTTTGTGTTCTGGACTTTTCCTGTTTCGGCATCTTAACCCATAATTTATCAAACTGCTTCCGTAGTTTACTTGTAGACAAAATATTTGCTTTCCAAAAATCATCTTGTTGACACCAAATAATTACTTTTCGTAGTTCATCCGGTGTGCGTTTATCAATCCGTATTGATAGATCAATATGGGAACACCATTTCTGTAAATTTGGTTTTTTAAATTTTGGATTATTTTTAAGGATAAGATTAAATAGAAAAGAAGATAATTCAAATTCATCTGAATTCTCACTAAAGATATTATTATCATTCTTTTCATTCTTGTTATGTACCGCTGCTGTACCGTCGCCGTTCTCCTGCTCGTTCGTTCGCTGTTTCTTTCGTGGTTTCAACATGGGTTGTAAGTCGTTATAATTACATATAGTAAACAAGGTTCCTGCCTGTATCGTTCGTTGTGTTATTCGTGCGTCCTTCGTAAGTTCTTCGCAAATTCTTCGTACCGTGCTCAAAGACGGCTTTTTTAACCTGTATCCGATCTTATAAGCACAGTCGTTTTGTATGGTCCGGAGACTTCGGATTAACTGCCCCCTTTTTATCGGAATACCTAAAAATTTATTATCGGCATGATTGGCCTTCCCTAATAAATAGAGCCATATTTTAAGCTTCCAAGGGCTTGCAAACCAGATGTCGGAACTGAATATCTTCCGATCAATTGTGAATTTAGTCCCTTCACCTTCCCTCATCTATTCTCACAATGGGCCGCACAGAGCCCTATGAATTTTTATATGACCGAATCCTTTCTTGAATAGCTTCTTCAACATCCAAGGGAACGCTACCGTGGCGTTCATAAAGCCGTTCAAGATATATCTTCAGTTTGTGAATCCGTATTTGTCTTTCGGTATTTTTCATTCATCACCTATTTATATTTTCATTAATTTTTATTTAAAGTAAGCTTTATGAGCCTGCGAAGGTGGTCGCTCGGGGGCCTACCTTTTTCTAAATACCTTATATACCTTGGCGTAACGCCCAAATCAGCCGCAAGTAGGTCATATTTCATTGATTGCGGATAACGCTTCAACAGTTTGATAATATAGGTTTTTACAGATAGTTTGTTCATAATGGCATACATTACTATGAAATGGTTTCAATTGTCAAGGAAAAAACAAAAACAATTAAATGAACTTATTTCAAAATAAAGGTTGACAACTCACATTCCTTTATAATAAGGATGAACCATAAAAGTAATTTGTCCTGATTATAATAAATGTGACAAGCAGCCGCTTAATAAAGAATCAAGCAAACATTGCTATCCTCACGCTCCAGACGAATTGTGTAAGGGCGGGTGTGGTTGGAATGAAAAATTAAATCAAAACAAACCGTGTGTTCAATTTCCAATAGAAGAAGAACGTCCCGATTAGTAGCCGACCCCAATTCCGTGTGCCACCGGCCGGGAATCAGGCGAAAACTTGGGAACCGACAAAAACCCGTTGGCTTGTAATTCAGAACAAACTTACAACTGGCAGAACCGGTGAGAGAGGCACAGGGTCTCAGCTTAAAAGGGAAGGCAACTCGCCGTTTCTGCCAAAACAAGAGGATAGAAGGATGAGATGCAAAATTATTAAAATAGGACCGGCAGACGCTTTTTGTCGTGAACGTGATATTAAGAGGCTTCACAACCAAAAAGGGGTGTTTAAAAGGTCTGATACAACACCTTGTAAATGGTTGCAGGGCAGGTTTATTTTTGACGATCCAAAAATAACCAGCGGCGGACGGCTTAGTTTCTATCAAATATGCATTCAGCCACTTGAGCCGTGGTCATAAGGAGAATTAGATGTCTGAAAAAACAATGGACGTAACAGCAGCCCTTGACCATTTAAGAGAATCACACCCAGATGAAGCTAATTGGCTGGATCAGGTTTATAAAAGGGATGTGGTGGCTCTGGGAACGGATGAATCATACGCTTTAAGGGACTCAGAAGGCGAAATAAGGTGCTATAAAGAAATGTTGACCCTTTCCACTGCTAATGATGGCTTGGTGAAGATACAGGGCAGGCATACCATATCAGCACAAGGATATGAAGCCTGGGCCGATGCTGTTGGGGCCTCCGTTATTTTTCCGGCCTCTGTCGTGGTAGACGGTAAAAAAATTGGCAATCCACATCTAATCAAAGAAAGTGGAAAGGTGGTTTCTGTTTATGCCCGGGCAATAGCTTTCAGATTTTCCGGCAAAGGTGTACCCATGGCATCTGATTGGACCACCATTCTTGATCTTCGTATATATAAGATGATTGATTTCTTAGCCAAAACAAAAGAATTCCCACAAGCATTTCAGTTTCTACCAAAAGAAGTGCTACCAGACGGAGCCGAGACAAACAGGTGGGCCGATTATCCTTTTGATGAGAGCACAACCCTTTGGTTCAACACCGCCCATCCAGAGGCTTTAAGGTGGCTATCAACGATTTTAAACCGAGAAAAAAAAGCCGTTGATTACGCCCAGACCTTCGCAAAACGAAATGCACTTAAACATCTCTCTGGACTACAAAAACCTCCACAGAACGCAAGCGCGTGGCCCATGGTTGTATATTCCTGGCGTCCGATCCACGGCCAGATGATTAACTGGAATGCCACGAAATATCTTCAATTGCAAGATTCGGTTGAAAAACATATCCATGGTGAGCAGATCCAGGTAGAAACCGGTACCGAGCGAGTTGAAGAAGATGCTGATCAGGTCGGCATGGAAGATACCATTGATATTGAAGATAAGCCCGAAACCGACGAGCAACCAGAGGAAATCACCCCAGAAGATAAAGAGGAAGCCATTGACGTAGAGGTTCAGGAAACGGAGCCCGAACCGGAAGTTGAAGAGCTGGACGCTGTTGAGGAATATTCTTCTGATGATAAAAAGATTGTCGAGTCTTATCAGAAAGCTAAATCCTTTTTTGATGATTATGCATATCCAGAAGCATGTAAAAAATTAAAACTAGACCCCAAAGGAAAACATACCGTAGAACAGATGGAGCTAATCAATAAGGCTATTAATAATATGGTGTAAAAAAGGAGTATTTCATGGAAATAATTGGGAAGACCGCAAGCGGGTTTATTGTAAGCATTCCAAAAGATGATTTAGAGATGTTGACCGGACATTATTATGGGAAAAGCAGGTTTTATATAGGGCAGAAATTGGTTGTTGACAAGCTGTACAATCAATTGACCAGGCTCACCACCCATGAAAAAGATATCAAAAAACTGGCTCACAGCCTAAAGACCGCTGCCGGAATGCTGGAAAAGATAGATCCGGTTTTTGAACAGAAGAAATAATCAAAGGAGTTTCGTAATGATATCAGCGGTAAAAGCAAAGGGATTTAAAGGTCTGACTTTCACTCAAGAACTCGGACCTAAAAACATTTTCTTTGGTGGCAATGGTTCAGGGAAGTCTGCCAGGAAAGAGGCGCTTATTCTTGGAGTCAACGGCCCTACAGGAAAACAAAACTCCGCGGTATTAAATGCTTACGGCAAAGGGGAAAATCCCGTTGAAGTCGGTATAAAGATCGTTGATACTTGGTTTGATCGCATATTCAAAAAGGCCAAATCCAGCGTTACCCAAATCCACAAGATTAATAATAAAAAGGTGGATAAAATTAAATTCGCCACCGAAATGGGGAAGGCTATCGGGACAGTCAGCGCCTTTGATGTTTCCAGTTTTGTGGATGCTTCTGATAAGAAAAAAATCTCACAGGTATTTGATTTATTCCCGCCCGAAGGTGATGTTAGCTCTGTGGAAGATGAAATTGACGCACTTAAAACAGAGATTAACGCCAGGCATGCATCTATACGAGTGGCAGAGGAATTGGTTGCCAAGCTTACAAAATCAATTGCCGAAACCGAACTACCACCCGGGACCTTGGCTATGACAGTGAATGATAAAGAAAAAATTGCCAATGAAATCGATGTTGTTCAAGCTGAGATCCAAAAAGAAAAAGATGCAGAGGCCAAGCGTATAGCAGATGAAAAAACGAAAAAAGCAGAGGACGATGCCAGGGTTGAGGAAAAGGCAAAAGCCAAGGAACAGGCAGATAAAACGGCCAAGAAAACGGCAGCAGATACCAAGCGCCAGGTAGAAGTAGCCGTAATAGAGACAGAAAAACAACACATCTCTCCAGACGGAGTCGCTGCAGAACAACAAATGCTTAACAAAATGTCACCCAAAAAACGCGCCCAGATCGTAGATCCTCAACAAGTTGCCTCCAATAGTTATGATGTGGGCATTAAAGCCGTTGAAACGATCATAGATGTTATCAATAACATGAAAGAATGTAATAACTGCTTTGCGGAAATGGTGGCCAATGCAGAGCTTAAGAAGCTGTTTGAACTTAAAAAAACTTCGATGATTAAATTCTAAAACCATGAAAACAAGACCGATAATATTTCAACCCGACTCGGTTCGGGCGATTTTTGGTGGTAGGAAATCGCAGACACGAAGGATTGTTAATATTCGCCCTGGAGATCATTTTAACACCAACAAGATTGAAGTCGGAATGGTTTCCGGTGATAAGGGCGAATATTACGGGTTTACGTCAGAAGAATATGACTACAAATGCCCCTACGGAGTTCCCGGCGACAGGCTTTGGGTCAGAGAATCTTGGTGCGTTCATGCCCGATATGACGGACTCAGACCAAAGGTGTTGCCCGAGATAAAATACCTGCAAAATGCCGTAACGCATATGGCAGATGTTTACAAAGCCGAAAAGTCTTTATGGATGGGCAAGACACGACCATCAATATTTATGCCCCGTAAATATTCCCGCCTTACGCTCGAAATCACGAATATCAGGGTTGAGAGGGTGCAGGATATAAGCACGCATGATGCTTATTGGGAGGGTGTTGAAGATTGCGATGTGTTCGGTCACGATGATTGTTTTTATGGAACTGTTGGCAGGGTGTGTTCATTCGAAAGACTTTGGGACAAGATGCACGGCAAAAAATACCCCTGGTCAAGCAATCCCTGGGTTTGGGTGATTGAATTTAAAAAGGAGCCATAATGACACAAATACCAGAACTAGAACAGCAACTACAGGGACTCAAGGCAAGAAAACTTGAACTTGAAGCCAACGAAAAGATTTTTATAAAGGTCCAGGGTTTGACAGAAAGCATGGAGAAAACTCGGGCTGAAATTGGGGGCCTAGAGGATGATAACACCCCAGCAAAAGAGTCTCTATCCGAACTCGAATACAAAAGGGCTCAGTTAATCAAAAAACCCTTGATGATAATGCAAGAATCTATGGACTCTGTAATGCCAGAAGGGAAATCTGCCATTATAGAAATTACAGATGAAAATGAGGTTAAGTTCGGAATTTTATCAACCGGTCCCGATGGAGTTGTGTTTTCGCCACACGCAGGTTTGTCAGGATCAGAGCAGGTCATGTTCGACCAGGCCCTCACCTTTGCGCTCATGAAGAATTCTGATCATGTGATATTGTGTTATGAAGCAGCCGAAATTGATGATAACGGTCTGGTAGAACTGATAAAATCATTACATGACCAGAAAGGCGCTCAGATTATTGTAAATTCATGCCACAACCCAGATGTAACATTTAGCAAAGAATGGAATACGGTTCAATTATAATATAAAAGTGGTATGGAAACCGTTATTACATATAAAGAGTTTTATGAAAAATCTAAAACAGAGCCGCGCCTACAACAGCTTGTTGGTCAATGTCTAATGAGTGCCCTTAAGGTCGCCAAAAAAGCAGAAAAAGTATTTCCAAATAGCCCAAAAGCGGATATTGGTTATTTAATATTGTCAGCCATTAAAACCATAGGTCAAATAGAAGGTTTCGTGCTTGTTGGCGAAGAAGAAATTGATGCTGAATATATGAGCGAAATATTAAATTCTTATCAAGGAGCAAGGCCATGAATTGTCCAAAATGTGAAGCTGAATTAAATGAAGATAATTTTAAAATAGTTGTGTGGGACAGTTCGGCCGATATCGAGCTAACCTGCCCTTCCTGTGAAATCGAAGATGACCCCTTTCTTTCTTTCGACCAGGAATATTTAAACGAAAATATTTATTAAAAGGAGCAAAGGTCATGCTGAAACAAGAATACGCATCAAAAATGGTAAAGGTTAACTTCACACAAGCTGAAATGGTTGACCTCGGAGGAAGATTAGCTGAACAACATCAGGATTTTGAAGATTTAGAAATCCAGAAGTCCGCAGCGTCTTCAGACTTCACGGCCCGGATTAAGGCTGTACGCCTTGCTATCGCTGGATTATTCCGCAAGATTAAAGATGGTTTTGAAATGCAGCGACATGATTGTCTCGTTGAATATGATTACAATCTCAACATGGTTCATTATGTTTTTGAGCGCAATGGCTTACGAACCATTGTTGAACAGCGAAGCATGACCCCGGCCGAAAGACAAGTGGCCTTGGCCTTGGAATTCAAAAAGAAACTTTTCAACGGCAACAATATCGAAACCTTCATTTCCTAATAAATCATGCGTGTCAAACACAAAGCTGTCATTCGCCACGGAAAAATGAAACTCGATGATCCTGACTTGTTCAAAAAGGAGATGAAGTCTTTCAAGGATGGATCTGAGGTTTATTTTGTCGTGAAGCCAAAAGAGCCCACCATAGATGACCAACTCAGGCGATATTACTTTAGCCAGGTGCTACACTTGATATCAGAAGAAACCGGAATGTTATCGAAAGATGATCTTCACCTAAACATGAAAATCAAGTTTGCCAGCTATATTGACGAGAGAACCGGCATGACCGTGACACATTCTGTCTTTTCAGATGGATCTACCATGGGTGTTGCTATTAAAAGAAAGTTTATCTGGAATGTAAAACAGTGGGCCTTTGAGTTTTTAAACATTACGTTTCCAGAGAAGGGTGAGGCTGAAAGTGACCAATGATGGAACTTATAAAATTTATATTTAGTGGGTTTTGGATATTTTTTGGGTTCTTGGTATTAATATGTGCAATTTCAAATAGACATTGGAATATCAGAAAACACGGATACCCACCATCCCACTGTGATGCCGATGGAGATTTCAAGAAAGAAGAATCTTAAGATGAAAGTGATTAGTTTATGGCAGCCATGGGCCTCCTTGATGGCCTGGGGAATAAAAACAATCGAAACGAGACATTGGCCGTTACCTCAAAACATAAAAGGGCCGATAGCTATCCATGCCGCAAAAAAGTTAGTTAAAGTCAAAGATCCTTATTTCGAGGATGCTTTGTTGGAGCGCAATTTGTCTTACAATGATCTGCCGAGAGGGTTTATTCTTTGCTATTTTGACACAGTAGAATGTATCCTGATCAACTACCGGCAAGATGGTGTGCCGGATTATCCAGAAAGAGCTTTTGGAGATTATACACCAGGACGATATATGTGGAAAATGAAAGGATTGAATGTATTGCCGTGGCCACTAATGATCCAGGGAAGGCAGGGAATATGGAACTGGAACACAAGCGAACATCCAATTCCCTCAAATGATGTAGCAAAACCAGAACAGCAATTAAAATTGTTTTAAATATTAAAGAGCTTATGGCTGAAAGGAGATCAAAATGCCAACGGGATACACAGCAGCAATAGCAGATGGAATATCGTTTAATGATTTTATCATGAAATGCGCTCGGGCTATGGGAGCTTGTATTATGATGAGGGATGAATCGGTAGATGCAGAGATTCCCCAAAAGTTTGAACCAAGTGATTATCACAAGAAAGCCCTTGAAACTACCAGTCTTGAACTTAAAAGCCTTGATGGTATGACCAAGAAAAAGGCTACTGAATTAGCAGGGCAAGATTATAAAAAAGAAGTTGCTGATATTCAAAAAGCTATTGAAAAAAAAAACGAACTGAAAATTAAATACAAAGTAATGTTAATTCAGATTCGAGGATGGAATCCCCCAACACCTGATCATGTAGGATTGAAAGATTTTATGATTCAACAGATTGAAAGCTCTATAGATTACGACTGCGATAATACCTTCTGGCTAAAAAGAAAGCCGGTGTTGCTTTCTCCGCAGGAATGGATCGGCAAGAAGCGTACAGCGTTACTCAAAAACCTTGATTATCATAATGAACAAAATTTGCAGGAAATCGAACGAACAGAAAGCCGAACCGCATGGGTAAAAGCGTTAAGAAAAAGTTTGGAATGAAACCATTTATCCCATACCAAAAACCAGAACCATATCGATCAAAAGGCTACAGGGAATACATTGCCACACACCCATGTTGGAGGTGTGGAAAGGGACCAACAGAGGCGGCACATTCAACCCTTGGTCGAGCCGGAACGTCAACCAAGGCCCCTGATTCTCAATGCCTACCGGAATGTGTCCATTGTCACCGAATCAAAAAGCATATGCAGGGCAGGAGTCCCCAGGCAATAGCGGCCAAAGAAAAAATCATTGAGCTTATGTTAGACTATATTGAAAAAGAATATCGGGCCATAGACAGCAGGATGGTTGTGATCGATTTTTTAACTGATTTCATGAAGGAGAAAAAGATATAAAATTCATCAAAAGGAAATTCGAATGACCTGCGGTAACGAAACAAAACAGCGCCACATGGAAATGACCCAAGAAGAGAGGGATGAAAATTTTTCTTGGATGTATGACTCATATCACAATGCCATTAAGCATGGAGTTGTCCAGTGCAGGGGTTGCTGGGAATGGCTTTGGTTAAAATATTTATTTAGATGTTTTCATTGCGGTAGTTATTTTTGTACTAAATGTGGTTATGATCATTTCGGACCACATCCAAGGATTACGATAATAAAAGGGAGATAAAAATGTTAAACCAACAACAAAAAGAAGCCGCTGAAACCAGCTCTAACCAGGTTCTTGTATTAGCACCACCCGGCTCAGGTAAGACCGCGACCATTACAGAAAGGGCTGCATATCTAATTGAACAAAAACAAGTGTCTGGATATGAATTATTACTTTTGACATTCACAAGACGAGCTTCAAGAGAGATGCGCGAAAGACTTCATAAACGAGTCGGCAATCAGGCTTACAAAATGACAATAGGGACATTTCATGCTGTGGCCCTGAACCTTCTCAATCGATTTGGGGAGCTTATTGGATTCCAGAAAGAATATAGTACTGTGTATGGAAATTTTGAGGAACAATATCTAATAAAAGATGTTGCCAGAGATATGGGATATTATGACGGAAAGCGGTGGAAAAAGATCAAAAAAGGGCAAATTGATGCCATTTTTGCCGATTATTATCACAGAGGTATTGAGCCTGGTCCAGCCGCACCTGGATATGATTTCTTTAAAGCTTTCGTTTTTAGATGCCGTGAGAATAATAGTTTTACTTATGGATCGTTACTCATAGGGTTAAGATCGCTTCTGCCCAAAATATCACAGTATTTACACTGGAAGCACATAATTACAGATGAAAGCCAGGACACCGACCCCTTACAGTGGAGCATAATTCGTCAAATTCAAGATCTATGCGAAGCCACCCTGTTTTGTGTTTCAGACACGGACCAGGCTATTTACGGTTTTCGTGGAGCCGATACTGGATATTTGATCAGGCACCAGCACGAATTTGACATCCATGAACTGAAAACCAATTACCGTTCAGATGCCAACATAGTCAATGCCGCCAACCGATTAATCGAACACAACACAGACAGGCTTGAAAAGACAATGGCCCCCAACTTGGTGTCGATGTTAGAAATACTGGAGATCCCCAATGTTGACAGTGAAGGCCTGGTAAAAGTCATCAAAACTTTAATAGAAAACAGTCCTGACACAAAACGAGCCGTTCTTGGCCGGGTCCATGGTATCTTGCAGAAGTTATCCCGGTTATTGGAAGAAGAAGGAATTGATCATACCTACATCGGAAAGAAAACGGCCTTAACCAATTCGGAGGATTTTCGTCGGTTTCATGCATTTTTTAAACTGATCGTAAACCCCTTTGATAACTTCAGTTTTTTACTTGCTCATACTTTATTGGGTGTTTCCCGTGAAACATACGGAAAAATTCGGGTTGCAGCTTCCCAGGAGCACAAAAGCCACTTTCAGGTATGGCAAGAGCTGCCGGGCATATTTAATTTTGCATCTGCTCATGATGAACATGGATGGGAATTAAAAGCTACCATGGCGTATGTTGGGTTGACGATAAAAGAACGGTTTGTAGGATGTGCAGATGATAGTACGGAGGAAATCGAATCTTTTGTCCAGGCATGGATAGACGATAATCCCAACGGAGATATCAGAGACTACATGGAATGGCTTGCAACTTTTGATATCCAGGATGAAATGGCAGAGGAACAACCCCTTTTGACGCTATTAACGGGCCATGCCGCCAAAGGGTGTGAGTGGCCGACTGTTATTATTGCGGGGACTAATGAGGGTTTGATACCGTCCAAACAGGCTATTAAAAGCGGGGATATTGAAGCAGAAAGAAGGCTTTTTTACACTATGATTACCCGTGCGGAGGATCGCTTGATAATTACAACCCGGCCCACAGAGAAGGTCAACGAATATACCGGAGCGATTTCACTGGAGCCGGTGTCACGATTTATAAATGAGATGAAAACTTAGAGGTATTGAAATGAAATTCGACCCAACAGAAAAAGAAAGTCAAGAAATACAAAATTTGTTTAATGGATATCACCAGGTCTACTGTAATCTTGTAAAGCATTTTCCTGAGTTTAAAGTATTGATAGACGGATTACCGAACCTAGATAATATCAATTTAATATTGCCGGAATTAAAACCGATTTTAGCAGATGCGCTTTGTCGTGTGCGTAATTTGGCTGATGGATCGATAGAGATATAAAAAAACAATGCTAATCACCCATCTTTTCGACCTGTACGTTCGCAGAAACTATCCACCGGACATCCTTTCGAGAGAACACGGAGACGATGACAAGATGTTTATCCGTTTCGAGTGGATGTCCGGCAAAACCAGAGAATTTGGATATACCGAAGCATCTTATGATGCAATCTGGAAAAGGTTTAATGATTATTGGGCAGGCGCTACTTTAAGTCTTTAGTCTTGCTTCCACGGCTACTTCCGAACTCAAACGCAAAACCATCTCCGATCATCTTAAGCAAAGCCCCGACTGACATATTGAAAATAGCCAGCACCGCAGGTTTGATTTCTGCATTGCTGTTAATTTGATAGATAATAAAGACAAGGGCCGCAAAAGCCAGAAAGAGCATTATGTCGGCACGATAATTGTGATATCCCGCCTTGGTCATTGCCGTATCTCTTGAACGGGCATCTTACCGGTCAGCCAGGTAAGCCTTTTCGAGTTCGAGTTCTATCTGGGCCATGCTCTGTTTAAATTCTAGGGCTAATTTAGGATCATTTTTAAAAGCCTGCTGTGCAACCTGTAATCCCTCCGGAGTATCAATATCCTGCCCTGTGAGCTGTTTTGCTGTATTGGCAACAGTTTCGGCTACTTTTCCAGCCTTCTCGCCGGCAAAGTGTTTGATTAAACCTGGCGCGAATTCAGTTGCTAACTTTAACGCGGCCCCGATTGCTAATAGTGGTAATGGCATTAGACTACCTCAAAGTGAACTAAATCTTGGAAGTCTTGATCAGTTACAGGCTCTCCATCCATGTCCCAGTTCCCGCCCCATCGGATAGCTATTCCTAATTTAGCCGCGGCTGCTTGGATAATTCCAGCGAGGACACAACAATGAAGCTTGTTCCAGCTAATCTTTCCATTAATATATGGAACTGCATCAAAAGCTTTAGCTGGCATCGAATTGTGCTTACTATTCGGCCATTTGACTTTGGTCTTTTGTGGAGATGTATGGAAATAAGAATCCTGAACCTCCTTCTTTCTATGACTCTCTATTATCGCAAAGTCCATAATTCCATAAGCCATAGCTTCTCTAGCTACATAAGCTAACCCTGATTCAAGATTTTCAATATGAAGTATCGAGTTTCTACCAAATCTGTATTCGCCCATTTTAATCAGCCCTCATTTCTTCAAGCATCTTTTCAATTCGTTCGTCGGCATCAATAATAGTAGTGTCGATTTCTTTCAAAGACTTACATGATTGCTCTGTCTCGCGCTCCTGCGCTCCATTTTTGCCGTTAAATCTCTTTTTAATTCTATCGAGAAGATTCACTGCGCTGTCTCCTTACGATTTCTTCAAGCAAATCGGTTAGTTTTGTTGTGGTTTTAGCCATTGCCAGTGCTTGGCTAACCACTTCTTTATTATATGCATCCTTTGCATCCAAAACAACGCCCATTCTCTTGCGCTGTGTATATTGCTCGTATTTGGTCCAAAGGAGTAAAGCGAATATTAACATGCCAGTAGTACTCAAATCGGCAATTATCGGGTCTAAGATTTTAGTAACTATTGTTTCCCACATCAGCTTCCTCCGCTACCTCTTCTTATCTGGATATATAAGATCTGAATTTAAATGATAAAGCATATGACGTATTTCATGAGAGAGAACTTCATGGCTTATATAAATCTTTCCAAACTTATCTTCCCCCTCGATTATAAGCAACCTGTGATCTTCCCACCAATATCCGAACTTGTCTAGTTTAGGTACTATCAAAACCTCAAACGCAGGAACCTTAATGGTAATATTTTTGGCTATAGGAGTGGCGCAACTAACAAAAAATATTAGACTAAGTAATAACATTGTTCTCATTCTACACTCCTACCCCCATTACCTTTCCAATGCTCGCACTAGTTACTCCATCCACCTTACCCGGAGAAGCGACTCCGCAGAATTTATGCGCCCATCCAGCAACTTGTCTCATCATCCAAATTGGCACATGCTCAAACATCCCGTATGGATTTAAGTATAGTTCTGCTATTTCTTGTAGAGTTAGTTCTTGGTTATACACAGAAACAAATGAAAGTAAGCCATTCCACTCATTCCCTCCCGCAACAACGTCTGTCCCTATTATGTTCCTAGCGTCTAATCCAGCAAACGCACCTGTCGCTGTCAGTGTTTGTGACATGCCATCTACATAAGCCTTGAAATTTCCTTGTATTGTAGCTCCAGCCCCATTGTATGAAACAGCATAATCTCTAGTAAATCCCAACATCTTTGCTGGTGGATAGCCTGTCCTTTGTCTTGTCCAACCAGCATCATTGCTGCCAAAGAATAATCCGTAATAGCTAGGGCTGCTAAGCTCATCATTGCTTACACCAAAAACAAAACTACCAGAATTGGTTTTTAATGTTAAGATTATGGGATATGCATAGGAATCTTCCCATGCATCAACTTTTCCCCTTCCAACAAGAGTGAATGGACGGCCTGTATCCAAGAAAATCTTATCAGTTCCTAAATCCACATACCCAGTAGAACCGTCAAAGTCTATACCACCAGCTATCCAGCCTGTTCCACCTTGCAACTCTCCCTCATTACCATTTCCACTCAAGTCATAAATCCGATCACCAGCACCTTCATTCATTACCCAATAACCGACCAATCCCCTTGACAAAGGATGCCTCCAATTAATCTGAGTGCCGGGCAAGGGTTTTTGAAGCTGTGAACCCATTATATCCCCGTATTTAAAGTATAAGCCGAAAAAGTATAAACATCTGGTCCATCTGTATCATAGTCAGCATTATAAATTATTCTTATTCTACTTAATGAAAGGCAGTCTATTGTTAATGTCCACTGAGCCACAACCTCACTCCGAGCATCATCAATGTCCATAATCACAGATGCAGCATTAGTTTGTTCATTAGCAAGACCGTCAAGAATGGTGATTGTGTCAGCGCCGTCGCCGCCATTTGCTGTCTGAAAAACGACCTCCGAATTAGCAGCTGTTGTGTTTTTGATGAATTTAAACTTGCCGTCATTGTCAATCCCGGCAGTTGCAGGATTAGTACAGGCAATTTCTGTTTCACCGGCTGGTTCAGTAGCATCAAATGCAAGCGGAGCAACCGGAGTTCCAACAGGTCCGACAAATCGAGTATAGTTTGTCCAGTCATCTTTAGCTGGCGTTGCTTCTCCCGTAGTCTGAATAATAACTTCAGGTTGGCCGGTTGATGCAACCGCTTCGCCCAAAACGGCTTTAATATTTAAAGTAACCTGATAAGCAGTACTTACGTCAAGCTCGGTGCCGAGTCGCATGGCAGTATTTGCCGTCAAAACCCATTCATCAAGCGTTGTTTGTGATCCTTTTGTTAGTGCCATTTTACATCTCCAAATTATTATTTAAAAAAGTTACAAGATTATCCATTTTAGCATGATTAAAAACCTGCTGTTCATTTTTATATCCGTTGATAGCAGACTGCATTAATCCTAAAATTTCTTGTTGTTTGGCATCAATATCCTCACCAAAACGATATTTGATCGAAAAGTTCTTGCTGTGAACTTCAACATCTTCGTTAAATATTTTGAGATTCACTACAATATTCCACATCTTTGGCATTGTTTCCAAGACAGAAACCTTTGATATTTCTATTTTTAAAGCCATGAGCTACTCCTTTTAAGCAATTTCTACCCAAGAATTAGATGGATCAAACAGAATCGTATTTGTATCTGGCTGCTGATAACCGACAACCCTAACTATGTCAGCACTTCCACTTGGCCTAGTCGTCGTCATTCCTCCAGCAGTCGTAGCGTCAACATAGAGCGCATCACCAGGACTTGTCCAGTTCCAATCATCCTCCCTGATATAGCCGTATTTTAAAAGTACACATGCATCACCGTCAGACGCCCCGGAAGATATAACCATTGCCAACTCAACATCTCCCGCCGTTGCCTCTGCATCTGCATCAGTCTTTTCCCACCTACCATCAGCATTAGCAAGATAAACAAGCTCTCCGAATGCAGCACTCGCATATCCAATTACCCCTGTTGCTGTGATGCCTGAGTATTTACCATCGGCTGAAATGGCTGAGTCGAGTAAGATTGGATTTTCAGCAACCGTAAGTGTTCCACCTATCGTAAGAGCCGCAACTGTCGCACTTCCAGATGTATTGATATTATAGGTATCTTCATCGGTATGAGTAGACATTGCATGTGCAGCAGCGGTAGTTGCTGTAATAAGAAAGCCATTTGTATCAAGGACTGCTATCTTTACACCGTCTGTATGTAGAGAATACCCAATCCCAAGCGACATTGTTTCTGGGATAATATATCTCGGATTACCTCCATCAGCCGGATCAAGCCTAAGTGTAATATCCACTGCAGCACTATGCGTATTAACCAAGGTTATCGCCATAACAACGACTATATCCCCAGCTGTATAAAGTGCGGCAGTCAAGGTATCAGACAACGATCCCGCGGCGAGTTGAGTCAGCACATCTCCAACCAACCCATGAAAGGTATAATCAACAACCGCATCTACACTTGCTCCACCTTCCAAAACATCTGTATTGTCAAGAACTAACACTCACATTCCTCCGAAGACAACTGCCCACTTAATTGCCTCAGCCTTATGATTATGCAAACTTCCTGCATCAGAGCTTCCCCCGACAAGAGCTGTATGCCTTGCCGAAGTCAAATGGTAATGCTCAGCAGCAGTTCCACCCAGCAAACCTGCCAAATTCTCATGATCCGAAGCTTGAGCCGCTGTAAACTGAGTTTCCCAAACTGACTGAACTTGAACTGGAGCATCAACTCCTTGCTTAATTATAATCCGTCCGATAAGAACAGAATGCTCAACATGATGTGCGCTTAAATTAGTTGGGGGTGCTTCTGCTTCTGCTCCAGCAGCACTGACAAACTGTGCTTGTCCATATACAATAGCTATCTCGTCATCGTCTGCTTCGACATAAATCCAAAGATTACAATATTTGTTATTAGCAAGGTTTGCAAGCGCAGCAGCTCCGGTCTGGGTTATATCATTCCACTTATCAACCCTATATTGATAGAGATCATCATCATACCAGTCACCCTGATCGTCTAAATAATACGCTTCGAACGTATCTGCATCCCCCACACTCGTAAACTGTGTTATGGGGAACTCGTTTAATAAACCCCAAAGGGTTCCCCCGCTTACAGTTAATCTTCTCGTAGCAGTTACACCTGGTACGAGTCCACCAATATGATTATCTCGAATTAAATGTCCCTGTCCTCGAAACCTCTCGATTATATTGGTAATCCCGTCAGTAACCCACCAAGGATTTTGCAAAATATGCAAGGTCCCACCAACATTAACTACACTTCCCAGAGAAAATTCCGTATCAAGGTCATAAGTATCGGCTGTCCTTACATCAACCACAGGAGGCGTGCCATAAACCACACCAAGGAACCGAGTCGTGTCTGTAGGAATAGCCTTATCCGCTTGAGCCCAATCAAAGCTTAACAATTCTGCGGTATCATCATCGGTTGCTTTGATAAATCCAGTCCCAAGAGCAACCCTGACAACTTCACCGCCAATATCAGAAATAACCCCTCCGGTTGCCCTACCCGCCGACCCAAAAAGATTTATGTATTCTCTAACATTTGTGTAGGTGGCTCCAGCGATAATAGGGATTCCTATCTTCTCGGCACCAGAAGCACCACCAGCAGTAGTCGCACTTAGCTCGGTTTCCGTGTAATACCTCGCATCATGAATATGCAAACCACCTGCATCGCTTCCGTCTGTAAGTGTTTCCAACTCCGTCCCCGTAGCCGTGGTGTCAGCATGATCGGCAATATCGTGGTCAGATCCAGGTTGAGCAGGAACTAATTCAGACTCAAAGATAGATTCATCAGAATTGAAATTCTTTAGATAACACGTATAGACAAATATAACTGCATGATCGCCAGCAGGAGAAGGAGTGCCGCTAAAAGCGTACTCTCCCGCCGTGTTAAACGTAGTGGTGATATTATTTCCGCCCGAGTCAACAGGCGTTTCCCACGTTGGCTTCCCGTTTGACAGAATAGAAACAAGCGCGTCCGTGTCCGTACCCCACTCGTCTAAAACAAATACCACATCCGGGCCATTGCCAGCGGGTTTCGTAATCGTACCGCTTGTTATACCGCTACCAGCAGTGTCAAACCAAGTGGCTTTAATGTTTTTTTCTGCTACGTTTACAGGTTGTGGTATGCCATTTATGATTTCGGTCATTTAAAAGCCTTTAATAATTAACATAGCGAAACCCAATCGCCCATTCTATATCCTTCAAAGTCAATCCCCTATATTTAATTCTCTCTTGTTCTGTAAGCGGCCACCGTTTATTCTTAGAACAGTTAAGTTTATTCGAAAGTATTTGCAAATTTCGCTCATGATGTTTTCCGTTTTTAGCCAAAGGCTTAATATGGTCAACAACATATCCCCCAATTTTAAGTGAATTAAAATATTTACACAAACTATATAAAAACATAATTTTAGAGAAGACACTATCGTCTGGTTTTTGGCTTTTTATTCTTGCCTTTCTTTTTCGTTGCATGTGACATTTATATCTTTTCGACTGTGACAAACCATGTTTATAGTAGATGTGGTTTTTTCCGGGTTGGAATAAATTTTTACTTTTCTTGGCAGCCTCTCTCGTTAAACACCCACATGATCTGGTTTCTCCAATTCTAAGACCAGACCCAACAGCACTGACTGTACCACCACAGTCGCACTTACACTCCCATATCGCATGACTGTTTTTAATACCAGCCATTTTTAATACAGTCAGCCTTCCGAATTTTTGCCCATTTAATTCCAAAATTTTCCCCATTTTATATTATCCAAACAATAGAACCAAAAGAAAAAAATATAGCAATATTAACAAGAAAAAATTCTCTCTTTCTGTCAGGCGAAATCGTGAAGATATCTCTTTGCGCGACATTAACCCCTTTAAGCGTTGACTTCCAGATAGCCACCTTTGGAATAGTCGTGCTTGTATTAGCGCCCGATTAGCATATTTTGAAAACGGAATCGACTCCCGCACCAGCGGGTTTCGATACCGTGCCGCTTGTTGTTCCCGAACCAGCCGTTGAAAACCAGGTGGCCTTAACATTTTTCTCTCCTACATTAACAGGTTGTGGTATACCGTTTATAATTTCGGTCATTTTAGAACCTTAAGCTTTGCCGACTACCGTGATTCCGGTTTTTGAAGGCTTGTATCTCAGGTGCCAGGTGATCGCTCCGGCAGTTGGGGTGCTATTGCTCATAATCATGTCAATCGTTCCCGGAGGCAATATTAAAGGCGTGGAACAACCCAGAGGTAACGCCGTGGCTGGCTCTGCATAAACAACCGCATCTCCAATAGCACCAGTAATATATGCCCATGTGTTTACGATAACAGACTGAAGATCAACCGCAGTACACATCACAGTATCAGCACCGGCAGTCGGATCCATCTGTAGCTGCATTGTACTTGCACCACCAGACGTAACCGCCGTTGTGAATTCCCCGATAAGCGATATGACCTCAATCGCCCCGCCTGTAATCGTAAAGATGTCGGCCACCGTTCCCCCGGTTACAACCTGAGCACCGGCAGATACGGCTTTTTCGGCCATGTCTAAAAGAGCTTCATAAACTTTTCCATCGACCAATTCAGTCATACCGTCCTCCTACACCAATGCTCTTGTAAATAATGTAAGGCCCCAGGTGTTCGTATCTGCATTGGCAAATCTACAATCGAGCTTATCGCCAGAAGCCATGGGTTTAGGATCATCAAACATATAATTGATCCACTGTTGCCCGTTCATATCTTTTGTATAAATCCGATTATCCCAGGCAGAACCCTTGGCCGCATCAACAGTAATGGTGAATTCTTCAGAAGCCGTGGCTGCTGCTGCGTCCAATGTGAGATAAAATCCCAGGAATTCCCAAGGGGGTCCGGCCCGAAGTTCACCCTGCATCCATGTGTCATAGGTGAACATAGTTTTCCAAGTATCGGTATTAGCTAATGTTTCAGCTACATACTTGGCGTAAATCAACATACTGTTTGCATCGGGCAAGCTGACTATAGTTCTTAAGCCATTGTAATTGGTGGTAGCTTCGATGTAAAGCAAGCTGCCAGCCAATAATCCATGCCCCGTATCAGCCAGATCGGTCGTGTACGGAGGATTTACGCTGTCACCTTCGATAGCGGCCGCAGCGTTGAACGTACCGTTCATTGCTTTAGCCCCAGTGAAAAACCATTCATCCCGTTTGTTTTTAGGTAAAACCATTTTTCTGTCTCCTATTTTATTTGATATGCCTCTTTAAGTGTTATTGGTTTTTTAGTGTATGATATTGCAGGGGTTGAGGGTGATCTTTGTCTTGACTCCTGCTTTCTCATCATTAATTCATAGGCCCTTTTTGTTTTATCGTTTTTTCTTTGTATTAACGTATTAAGTTTATTCCTTTTCTCTTTAGGAGTTAAGGTTTTAGAATTGTATACTTTTCTGATCTGCACATTAATATCGCTCAAACTTTTTCTAATACTATTCATGCGCGGCATTAATGCAAGCTTTTCCTTATTTCTATCACGCAATTTACGGGCTTTGTCAAGATCGCCTGTTTTTTTGTAATCATTTATAGTTCCTACAAGCTGATCTATCTCCCGCATAGTTTCATAGAACCTTGTGGCATGCTTGGTGTTTCTCGCCGGTCCAGCCTCTTTAATAAATCTTCCCAATAAAGGATAGTCATCGATTTGTTTCTTTGGTTTTGAAGGGAAGTCTCCTAGTTGATATGCCATAATATCGGTTATTCCCAAACCAAACGTTCCTACAGTTGACAAATAACCTTCTATGAGGGCCTGAGCCCTTTTCGGAGGTATGCCCCACTTCTCGCCTAATAGTTTAAGCGTTTCGGATGTCCAGGGATCAAATCTTTCACCCGGGATCTTCTTTTTGAGTCTTTCGGATTCAATCGGCCGGCCAGTGAAAAAACTTTTATTCGCCCATTGCTCAATCAGAGGTTTTGCTAATTGGGGAGTAGGATTCATTGCAAAAGTATCTATGCCC